ATGGAACTGCAATCTTTGGAGATCAGTTATTTACATGGAGTCAAGTATCAGCCAAGAAAGCTGAGTTACAAACTGCATACGACAACAATGAGTATCAGAGAAAAAGAGCAGCAGAATACCCAGCGATAGTCGATCAACTAGATGAGATTTATCACAATGGTATCGATGGTTGGAAAACTAAAATCAAAGCAGTTAAAGACAAATATCCAAAGTCTTAATAATCACCAAAGCAGATGGCTAGAGATAACCTTACCTTTATTACATCTTTAGCAGTGGTGTTTCTTTTTACCATGTTGTTTTGCACATCTGCTCATAGTGAAACAAATACTGTAAGTTCTACAGTATCAGGTACAACGACAGTTGATAAATCCCCTAGTACAGCATCAGCACCTAGTGTCATTGTTAATAACCAAGATGTATGTACCTCAGGTGGATCGGTAGCTTTGCAGACACAAATATTTGGTTTTGCAAAAGGTTCAACTGTCAATGACATTACTTGTGAACGATTAAAATTATCTCGTGCTTTGTATGGTATGGGAATGAAAGTTGCTGGTGTATCGGTACTTTGTCAAGATCCTCGTGTCTTTCAAGCGATGGAAATGGCTGGTACACCCTGTCCTTACTTTGGAACAATAGGTGAGGTAGCACAAGCTGGTTGGGATAGTCACCCTACAGAAAGACCTGATTATCAAAAGGAGTCAAATGTTAAAAAATATCTCGTGGGTGGCGGCATACTTCTCGCTATTTCTACTGGCTTCTTCTTATTCTAAATCAGAAACAGTTACGACAGAAAATTTATTAGGTGATAGCACAGACCAAAACATCAATGATGTAGCCACATCAAACAATGCCTATGGTATGACTGGTGCTGAGTTTACTACAGGCAATCAATCTCAAGGAGGAGGTTCTAAAACTTTTGACATCGATTTATCCGAATATGACAATATTGATGTCATCGAGTATGGAAGCTCTGTCTATAGCCATATATCAAATCAATCAGTTCCTACTTGTGCTAATACAACAAGAGATTGTAAAGATGAATTTAAAATCTCAGTCAATCTCTATAATGATGGAGTTTTAACCAAACAATATACGCACATTTACACTGATATCTCATGGGTAGGTAAACAAGACTTTGACTATCAGCAAGATGTATCAAGCCTAGTCTTTAACACAGCAGAACTAGAGTTATATGGTATTGATCGAGGTTACTATAATGGATATTTTGGAATCGGTTTCTCTGATTATTATTTTACAACCACATACGAAATTATTGAGATTGTAATAGATCAAGTTCTCGATCAGATTGAGATGGAAGTAATCGATGCTGGTTATGAAGTTTACGAAGATATTAGTTTTGAAATAGAAATACAAGATCCACAAGGTGAGGTAGCCTTAATCGAGTTTGATATGGTCGAACCTGAAATGGTGGATATAGAAATCGAAACTCCAAGTATGGAAGATTTTGAGCCTATAGAAGAAATCCAAACTGACATGGAAGTTGTCGAAGTTGATATGACAGAAATGGCAGAAGAACTTGAAGTTGAAGTCGAACCCAATAGCGAAGATGTTGATGAACCCACTGTGGAGACAGAGGAAGAAGAACAGCAAGAAACAGTACAACCGAAATCAAAAGAAGAAGTTGCTCAAAAAATTATTGCTAGGGTTGTAGATCAAGGTAATCAAATAGTTTTAAATAATGTCAAACTAGCTGTCATGGCACAACTAGCAGACACAGACGGATTTAATAAATACCAACAAGTAACACTGACAGATATGGATATATCTGATTATAGCATGATGCAAATAAATGATAGCTACGGAATCTTATTTGAGTCAGCACAAAATGAAATGATGGAGGATATGATTAATGCCCAGTATTGAGTATCAAGGAATGAAGTTTACTGGTGGTAAGTTTTTTATTATTTTATCCCTCATAGGTGCAATTATTGGTGGTGGTTGGACTGGTTATAAGTTTTACGATGACTACTTGGATATGAAAGCCAAGATAGAAGAATACACAGCACCTGATCTATCTTTTTATGACGAACAAATAGCAGTCATTAAATCAGAACTTGATATGATCCTTGATGAGATTACCCTAGTTGCTGATGTCGCTAAAGACCTCAAGAACGATATGAAAACAGATTTACGACAAATGGGTAATGACATACGACACATCACAGAAATCGTTAATGATGTAGAAGATAGACAAAAAGAAGATATTAGAGAAATATTTGATGAAATTAAAATTATTGAAGATAACCTTAACTTAAACATTGATAAGGCATTGAACAATCCACTTAATGATATGTCAGCAAAGGCAAAATAATGACCACAGAAGTAGTAAAAAAACAAGGCAACAGACCGAGTAAATACAAACAATCTATACTTTCAGATTTATTTGAAATGTTGGCTAGAGGTAAAACAATCAGAGAATGTTGCAAGGAGCTTGATGTGTCTTGGACAACTCTGAGACAATGGATCAACAAAGATAAAAAATTAAACGATCAATACTTACAGGCAAAGCATGACAGCGTACTTTACACGATTGAAGATTTAGATAAGCTATTAGAAGAAGCAAAGAAAGATCCAAAGTTAAATATGACTAAAGTCAAGCTACTAGAAATTATACAAAAAAATGTGCATTTCAAGGCTGGTAAATTAGCACCAAAAATTTATGGCACAGAAAAACAAACCATGTCAATACAAGATCAAAAGGGTAATGAGTTCAAAGTGGAGTGGAGCAAATGAAGATTGATGTAAAAACCATAGCACCATACATAGTCATTATAGCATCTATGCTTATTACTTGGGGTATGTGGTCAGAAAGATTAGAGGCTGTCGAAAAGAAGGCAGATAAAATATCACAGATGCAACAAGATATAGCTGTGATAAAAGAAAAAATTATATGGATAGAAAGTTATCTAATAAATAAATGAAGATGTTTATTATATTCTGGCTATGTATTCAGAATCCTTACACATCTTTAGATACAACTTGTACGCAACAGATAATTTACAATCAATCCTATAATACAAAAGCTGAATGTAGAGCTGCATCGGTAAGTCTTGCACAATCTTTTATGCAAATACCTGATGTTTATGTAACCACATTTTGCACAACAAAAGCAGTACCTAAAGCATAAACGCTATTAGGAGGGGGAATGTTTAAAACTAAATCTATTTTGGTATTAAGTGATTTACACTTTCCTTACCAAAAAAAAGAATTTTTTAAGTGGATAAAAAAACTTAAAAAAAAAATTAAACCTACTTTGGTTGTTATGATTGGCGATTTGTTTGATGCACATTCTGTATCAACTCACTTACATTCACCAGAGTTGAAGAACATTAAATATGAACTTGAAGAAGCTAGGGTTTGTATAAAAAAACTTAGAAAAATATTTGATTGTCCTATGCCTATTATGTGGGGTAATCACGATATTAGAATACAAAGACTTGCTGAGAGATCAGCGATGCCTGAGTCCTTTTTAAAGGACATCAATACAATACTAGGTATTGATAAAAAATGGAAGTGGACTTGGCACGATAAATTAATTGTGCAATTACCAAACAAAACAAATCTATTTTTCACTCATCATTTTAAAGCAAATGTCTTAGCTAGTGCAAAAGAATTAGGAATGAGCTTATGCGTTGGTCATCAACACACAAAGAGTTCTATTGAACTATTTAGCTCACCTTTGGCCTTAAATTTTGCTATGTGTGTAGGATCTAGTATAGAGCCTAAACATGAAGCATTTAAATATGGTAAAAACTTTATCAAAAGGCCAATAATTTCTTGTGCTAGTATTGTTAATTCTATACCACAATTACACCCAATGTTTCTTGATAATAATGGCAAGTGGACTGGACAAGTATGAGTGATAGGTGGACAAAGAGAGAGAACATAAACGATAAAATAAATCCTGAGTATTACATCGGCACAACAATACAACTAGCTGATTTTATAAAAGCATTTAATTTAGACTTCTTTGAAGGATCTATTATTAAATATGTTGTGAGATGGCGTAAAAAGAATAAACTTGAGGATTTAGAAAAGGCGAAGTGGTATCTGGAGAAACTAATAGAATGTACGAAGAAGTAAAACAAGAAATAATAAAACATGAAGGTAAGATAAATAAAATTTACAAAGACCATTTAGGTAACGCTACATTTGGAGTTGGCCATTTGGTTTTAGAAACAGACGATCTAAAAGAAGGGATAGAATACGATGATGCAACAATTATGGAATACTTTGAACGAGACTTTAGACAAGCTACCGATGATGCACAAACTTTCATCAAAGGGGAAACTATTGATCCTCGTGCTTTTGGCTGTGTTATTAATATGGCTTATCAATTAGGATTGCCACGATTACTTAAATTTAAAAACTTTCAATACCACTTAAACAAGTGTGATTACCAATCTGCCAGTGATGAAATGTTAGACAGTCGATGGGCAAAACAAACCCCAAATAGAGCTAACGAACTGGCAGATACAATGAGGAATATATAATGTTTCAAATGTTATTAAAACCTTTGCTAGGCGTAGCTGGTGATGTTGTTAAAGGTGTCGTAGAGACCAAGAAAGCAAAGGCTGAACAAAAAGTTACAAAGATAAAAGCAGAAACTGAACTATTAAATAAAAAAATAAAAGGCGAGATAGCTTACGATCTAGAAGCTATTAAAGGTTCTAAAGACTCGTGGAAAGACGAAGCGTGGACTATCTTGTTTATTATCATAATAGCTATGTGCTTTATTCCTCCACTACAACCTTATACAGAAAGAGGCTTTGATGCCCTCTCACGAACCCCACAGTGGTTTCAATTTGCCATGTATGGAGCAATAGCTAGTTCATTTGGACTTAGAGGAATGGGTAAAGTTTTAGGTAGTAAGAAGTGAGTACAGTAAAAGAAGTAGAGGCATTACTACGCAAGGCAAAAAAAGAAAACAGAGAACTAAAGAAAGCTATCGAAGAAAAAGATTTACACATCAAGTTTCTAAATGAACG